GGGAATTGTACAGGTTGAGCATTTAGTATTTCCTCCTTAAATTCCTTGTTGTCGTTTTCCATTCTTAATCTTCTCCTCTACTTGAGCGACTGCTGTTTCTACGGTTAAGATAATCTTTTCTAGCTCATCAGCTATTGCATTAGTAGTGATAGTAAGACGGCCAATTTCTTCAAGTGATTTGTTAGGTATTGCAGCCTGTAATGGTTTGCCAGAACGGTATGAATTAATGGTTGCTTCAAAGTCTTTTTTAATTAATTCCCATCCTGCGTGTGAAGCAAGTGAAGCATAGGTATTAATTATTTCTTCTTCTTGTGCAACAAAATTATCATCTTCTTCAATATGTGGTTCTTGGTATAGGGCTTCATCAAAATTAACTTTCATGTTACCCCGTATTGCTGATTGTCCTCGATTCATAGCTGACTATTCCTTATCTTTGCCATTGCTTGTGCTATTTCTGGATCACCAATGCTCATAGGGCCTTGTGGCTGACCCATAGGTTGTCCCTGAGCCATAGGTTGTCCCTGAGCCATTTGTGGGGGCATAGGAGCAGCGTTTGGTGCTGGAGCTGGTACTTGACCCATTTGCGGTTGTACTGGCTGTTGTGGAGCTTGCATTCCGTTCTTAGCGTTTTGTAATGCAATCTTAGATTGTGTTTCCATTTGCATCTTAGCTTGTTGGTATTGCAAAAAGTCGTTTGGATCTATGTTAATGCCGGCTTGTTGAGCCATTTGTGCTGCACCAGATGGTGGTAAGTCTTTAATATTAATGTTTTCACGTAGACTTTCTTGTGGTCCTTGCTGTTGTCCTTGTTGTCCGGGCATTCCGGGCTGTCCGGGTTGTTGTTGAGGTAGTGGTTTAAGCAAAAGTTTAGTATCTCTTATACCACCAGTCATAAATAGTTCTTTGTAGTACTCGCCATAATCAAACATTAGTCCAGCTTGTTGTAATTGTGCGTCCATAATGCCAGGATTTGCCATTAATGTGTTGTGAATCTCAAGCAGTTGGGCGTGTTTTTCGTCCATATTTTGTTTGTAAGTAGATTTAGCTTTAATTTTGTAGACATAGCCCTTTTCGTTCTTAATTCGGCTAGGTTTAATAGTAATTTTGGCACTTTTACCATTTTTAGAAAGCTTAATTGCGTCCTGAATGTCAGGATACGTGGCTGCAATCTGGCCAATTTCTTCGTTAAACATAAATATTTCAATAGGATTGTCGTGTTCTATATTGTTTACAAGGTCAATCATGCCGTTAAACAGCTCTTCGATAGCTTTGTCCATAAAATTGGTGTCTATTTCATCACGTGTGGATTGACTAGCATTCTGAGCTTGAATAGCTTGTGGAGTTTTACCTTGTGTTGGTGTGTTAGATTCAGCACTAGCTCGTGTAGTAGTTTGACCTGTAATGTTACTCATTATGCCTTGAAGCATTTGGAATGTAAGGTTGTTGTTGCCGTCTACATCTGGGAATTGGTGGTGACTAATGTCGTTAGGGTTAGATACAAGCCATTTAGCACCCGGTTGGAAGCGTACAGATGGCATTACAACATTACCGTTAAGTACTTTAATTGGTGGGTAAGTTCTAAGCTTTATACCATCTACAAGAAGGTTTGTAACAGTATCAATAGCGTACTGAGCGTATCGTCCTTTTTCCATGTCACCAAGTCCAATAACTGAATCAAGTGTTGGCATAGCGTATTTAAGAACAATAGGAATCTTGCCGTTTTTGTGTGGGTTAGGTATGTTACGGATTACGATGTTACCAAAGTCAGGTAGAAAGTCTATCCAACGTCCATCTTCACCAGCTTCGTATTTAGTAACTACTTCAATTTCACCAGTATCGGTAAAAACAGTTCGCCTTCGGAATGTCCACATTGGGTTGTGTCGCAAGTAATCATCATAGCTAGTTGGTCGTGTCTTACCTTGTTTAGTTCGTTCTAGCACTTGAGCTATGGCGTCAAGGTCGTAATCATTAACTTCATTTTCTACAAGATCTTCAAGGTAATCTCGACTAATGTAATTAGACACAAACGCAAAATCACAGTTGTGCATAGAGTATCGTCCCTGTTGTGGAAAGAAGTTTCTAATAGGCACTAACCAGCAATCTGGTCCGGTGTAATTTTGAGTGTATGTCCAGTCGTAGCACATTGGCATCGTACCGTAAACATTTGAATACATATCCCATAGGAATAGTTTAGTTTCTAAATCATATTGGTATGTTGCATTTGGATAGATCCACTTGTGTAAAAGCAGGTCCATTAATTGCCCTTTACCTTGGTCTTGTAACCCATAGGATTGAACTGTACCGTGTGGCAAATTGGCCATTACACGCCCAGCACGTTCTATAACAATGGTAGATAAGCTACCTTCACTAAGTCTAATTTTAGAGTTATCAGGGGTTCTGCCTTGGACAAATAGTAAATCTTCGTATTCATCCCAGTCGAGGGACATGTAACGAAGTGCTTGTTGGGCTACTTGGAATTGAGATGCTAACATTCCTCGAAGTTGAGGGTCACCGCCAATAACATTGTCGGACTCTTCAAGGTTTTGCATGCGGGTGTCATAGTCGGCACCCTTGCGGTTTTTTATCTCATTGAGAAGTCTAGGTTGTTTCTTATCCAAAGCAAAATACTCCCTTAATTAGGAGTACCTGCTTTGCCTAGGCTCAGTACTGGTATGTATTATAACAATTTGTTGGTGTATTCGTCAAGTAAAATGTGTGATATGTGACCTTTGTTATACGTGAGTGTAAACGTACGTGCACCAGTAAAGTTATTCTTTTCGGTAGTTTCCATTTCCTGTGCAACTGACAACTTGGCTATTTCATCTGTTGGGTATTTCTTTTTAATAGACTTGCTAAGAATAATTACTTTAGGTTGGCCTTCCATGTATTTAATTTCAAGTAAGCTGTGCCCAAACTGTACTTCTTCGCCGTGGTCTATAAGTTCTTTACCAACTTCAGCCCACATTTTCCAAAAATCATCGTGATGCATTAAATCGCCTTATTTGATCTTCCATTTCCATGTTGTTTCTAATAAGTTCGCGATAACATTGTTTAATAGCATCTACAGTTCCGGCACAAGATCCGGCAAACGTTCCTACTTTTATTCCTACACCACCATCATTAGATACGACAACATTGTCAGCTTTAGGACAAAGTTTTTTAATATCCTCTATAGTCATATACCCTCCTATCTATAGAATCCGTTTTTATCAAAGCCATCGACAGTTGTACCGTTGTCAGCATGGCGGTTAAATCTACTTGTTGATTGTTGATTGTATGAATCGAATCCTGAACGTGCATATTCAGGAATATCGTCATACGTTGCATTATTACTAGTTATTTGGTTTTGTTTAACAGATACTGCAAGGTAGCGAAAAGCATCAGCCCCGTTAGAACTCCAATCATGAAGTGGTTTATTATCATACACCCTCGTTTCTTCGTTATACTTTCTATGGTAATTTTTTAAGCAAGCTATGCCTATTTCACATTTCTTTTTATCAAAATAACATCGTTGAAGTAATATTCTTGTTGCATTAATACCATCTTCAATTTTAAGTTTAGGTGCTACACGGAAATTTATTCCGAGATTACGAGCTGTTTCTACACGACTAAGTCCGCTGCCGAACTCTCGTACCTTAATGTCGTGTGGTGCAAAGTGTTCGCCGTACACGTATGGTTTGTTTTGTAGAACTTTAATGTAGTGGTCAAGTCCTTTACCATTGCCTTCGTAATAGTCTATGAGATTAACCTTATCATTAATAAACTGAGCAAACCAAATTCCAGTAGCGTCACCAACACCAAGATCCCAATAAGTATGAACAGGGTGTTCCTGACGATAAGGTACCTCTCCAATCCTATCCGTTTCTTCGGCAAGTGCAATGAGATCACCGTAATAAGAACCTTGAATCGGCTCATCAAACGAACACATAAACTCTTGATTGAATAGTCTTTCATCACCATATAATCCTTTATATTCCTTTTTTATTTCATCTAACTCTTGATCGCTAAACTGTCCTGCATCTTTTGCCGTGAGATATGATACAAACCAACCGTTTTTCATGCCTTGTTGGTAAAGTGTACGTGCGTGGTTATCTCCACGAGGAGTAAAGTTAAACCACATAAATCCTTTGTTTTCAACTACAATCGGTAGCAAGAATCCAATAATGTTTGGACTCATAAGTGAATACTCACTAAAGACTATCCCAGCTGGGTTTGTTCCAACAATACGGTTAATGTCTGACGCACCTATGATTTGGAAGATTGAACCATTATAAAGTTCTATAAGCATTTGCTGTTGATCGGTACGCTTTCTAAGTTCTTGTGGAATATGGTCCATTGTTTTAAAGCCGTTGGAGTCAAGGTTGTCCCACAACGCTTTACGCCCTTGGTTAAACTCTGGAAACACGTAATAGTAATTGGCAACACGTTTAAGCATTTGAATAAGCAACGCATTAATCATAGTCTTGTCTTTACCATGACGACGTGGCCAAACAATAATAGCTCGGCTTGCTGGCTCGTCTTGTACAGCTAACCAGAATTCTTTTTGGTATTCCCGGGCTTCGTATTTATATGGGATAGTTATATCGGCCATCTAATCTCTTTCGTTTAATTACATGATTCTTAATGCAGTTCAGTACTAACGGATTGTAAACTTCAAAACAAAGTGGACATTGCCATCCCATGTATGGTTTAAGAAAATGTTTTTCTAATTCATTTTCTTTTTTGTCTTTAAATATTTCTGCTAGATCATCTTCAATGCTCATAGTTTCTCCAAGTAAAATTACTTTTGTCAAATGGATACACACCAATATCTCTTTGCTTTGCATATACAGGATTTCTAAACACACTATTGTTTACCCAAAAATCATAATAGTAAAGAATGTCGTCAATAAAATAATAGCCTTTACTCATTGCTCCAGCCTTGTGAGCTAATGTAACATCGTCACTTATGTTTGGTTCGAGTTTGAGTTGTTTCATTATATCAGTGTTAAACAAACACTTGATTGAATAATAATCACCACTAGCTTCTTTGTCTGATGTAATCTCATGAAACTTGCCGTCATACGTCATTAAAATTTGGTAGCCAATGTAATCTATTCCATCTCTAAGTTTATCTTTTGAGTACGCTGCTTTAACTACTTGCTCAACATAATTAGGTGATAAGTAATCATCATCATCAATAAGAGCTATAAAACCTTTTGGTGCATCAGCTACAATAGAATTAAACTTATCGCTTTGTTTACCCCACCCCTCTGCTATGACAACTTCTACTTTATCTTTGTAGGGTTCTAGTTGATCGTTTAGAGAAAATAATAATCGAGATAATAAACTTGCTCTTGTAGATATGGTACAGACAGCAATTGTAATCATCGCTTACAGCCAAATTTACAAAGCCCAACAGAGTAATTGTGTTTACAAACTTTAATTTTACGCGACGCAAGTAAAGTATTTAAATCTAATTGATTAATTTTTGGTGGACGTTCATCAACGTGTTGAATTAAAACAACGTCAGCTGTATCAGTTTCTTTTTGTTCATTAGATTCCCCGTTCTCTAATTGTTCATCGAGTATTGCATTGAGATGCTTACTTAACCACTCAGACTTATCTTTCAAGTCTTTCCAGATCTTTAAATCTTTCTTTCTAACGTAAACCGTTACTTGTGGCATACCCTACCCATAAATTAAAAATTTATTTTATAGTATACATTATACTATATGGTTTTGAGTATGTCTAGACGTAGATAAGAGTAATGTTGTCAGCAGCAGTTGTAACTACTGTAAGTCCGTTGGAGTAGCGTGCACCTATCTGGAAACCAAACGTTCCCGTACCAGTACCAAATTGAGTAATGACTGTACCGGATCCTGCAGTGTTGTCATACACCGTAACTGTTCCAGTAGTTGCTTTACCAACAACAACTGCTATAAGAACACCAGGACCTGTAACAAGAGTTGTAGTGGTTGCTGTACCTATAAATCTATAGTTACCTATTGTTAAGCTAGTAGCTTCATAAACTCCACTAGTTCCTACTTCTATTTGAGCATTAGCCGAGGGGGTGTCTGTAATGATCTCTGCTGGTGTTACTGTTACTGTTGCCACTTTTATCTCCTGTTTTTTTTCTTTTCTACATTATAACACATTTGGGGCCTTACACGAATATAAAAAATATTTTTGGGGGTCTTAATTACTTAACTAGTTGTGTGTTTCTATACAATTGTATTTATCTCAATTACTAATAATTCATTTACCTAGAGAGCCCCCACAGGGAACCCCCTCTGTACGTTATTTTTTTTGTGTTTTTATTTTTCTATTTCTGTATGTATAAATAGTCGCAATATATAAGGAATTATATGAGAGAACCACCCCACGTATGAGCAAGCAATAAAAGAAGGTCTAATTGTTTGAGCTGTAAGCGAGTAAAGCATATATGAGAATGTCCGATTGAAGCGATTTTCAGGGGTAGTAACTATACATTGTGAAGTAACTATGACTAATAAAACAGAGGTAGCAGTAAGTAATAGTAGTACGATTGGTTGAGGTACGATTGATTGAGTTTAGCTTGATATTAATGCTCACTGTATAACAAGTATACTGTATATCTAACTATTTAGTGTATTACTGTATAGAAGAAACATTGTACTAACTGTGCTCACTAGTTCGAACAATCAGCCCGGACAATACGACTGCATTTTTTGTCAATCGTAAACTGTGCATAACTTGTAAATTTTCTTTGATAAACTACTTGCATATATCAATTTGATTTGATATTATAATAGTGTAAACATAACGAAAGGCACAACAAATGGAAACTACTACTAAAACTCTAACTTGTTGCGACAATCAGCATTTAATTGTTGATGAGCAATTTGAATACAAATGCGAATTTGTAGACGGAAAACTAGCTATCTATCTTAACGAATATGAAACAGAGGGCTTTGAAAATCTTAGGTGTGATAACTGTTACGAAACGTTCAACATTGATAATTTAGAAGTGGAGTACTAAAAATGCTTACAGAAATTGAATATAGAGTTTGTAGCACTTGTAATAATACGCTTGATATTGATACAAAAAATAAACTTCAAACAGGTTGGTACTGTTGCGATAACTACTATTGCTCGGAGGCGTGCTTAAATAAGTCTTTACAGGCTACAGATACAACCTGGCTCGAGCATTATGATGATGATGGGGACTGTTATTGGACAGAGTGGGAAATATAAATTAACTAATAGCCTGAGCAAGCTTATAACTGCTCAGAATAGGTAAATTATGACAACAAAAGTACATCTAATAGAAGTTAAATATTTAAGTGCTACTCATACAAAGGGTAGTAGAATAAAAATCACGAGTTTACGTTTTAAGGATAGCGTTACAATATCATACGATTATAAATACAATCAGATAAACGATATGTTTGAGGCGTGGTTAAAACAATTAAATAATGATTTGGGCATACTATCGGTCGGCTACAATGAATATAACGGCACTTACATTTATGGTGTTACAGTTTTTGAGCCTATGAAAAATATTAAAAAAGGGGGGGTATTAGCATAATGACACAAAAAGAAAATATCAGATTTTACGACTTGCTAGTAAAGCTAGCCGATACGGACGATATGGCAAACATGAATATCATCAACAAAGCAAACGAACTATTACAATTAATTAATGAGGTTTAAATATGAAATTTATCAGAAACAATTGGGAACTATTATTAACAATAATTGCCGTACTCTATATTGGGGTACGGACATTACAGGAGGGCATATAGATGTTAGATTATAAAATAACAATAACAGTACGTGATGAAACAATGGTTTCTGCTCATAGCGATATGGAGGCATTAAACTTAGCTGAGGAAGTTTTTAAGGAACATGGTTACGATATAACAAACGCTGATTTGGATATTCTCGAAGTATACGAGGCTGAATACGACGACAGCGACGAACTTAAAATGGAGAATATGTAGTATGACACAAGAAAAAGTAAACACGATTTTTGAATACGCCATAGCAGAACACGGCGATTGGATAAAAAACTATATGTATATGGGTACATATGATGGACAACATCATTTTAAAAATATAATGACACGTCGTTACGTGTTTATAAAGGAACAATAAAATGTGGGATTTTATTTTTGGCTTGATTGCCGGTTTAATCTTATGCGATTGGGCAAAGCTACGGATCGAGAGTACAGCAGGAAGGCGACTGATTAAAGCTAGTGCTAAAGCCGGGAACGTGCTCGGCAAACATAAACTAAAGTACGAAAGGATTTAAAATGTATATGCATTTATTGGTTTTGACTTATGAGGGCGAGCCGTATTGGGAAGTGTTTACATCAAAAAGCGAATTTGTCGGCACTACGGAGGCAATAAAGCGAATCGATAATTTATTCAAATATGAAATGGATATGGACAAGGACGACAGGCTGGAGGTAATGACAAAATGCGAATGGAGGATTAACCGGATCGATAAAGTAGACAATTATAAAGTAGAACTAAAAAAAGTAAAATAATGGACTACGACACAGAGGGTATATTGTATGAGATTGAGGACTACCCGGAACTATTTGATAGTTAAAGATCAATAACCGGTTTATCAGGTTTCACTCGGTTAAAAATAATATTGATAGGGGCAGACTGCGAGCTGTCCTTATCATTATTTTTGGGCTTGCCGTATGCTGTTTCGATAAGAGTTTTACCGGCTTGAACTCTGGCTATTTCGTTGCTACCTGTCCTGGCAATGTTGTCGAGAACATCTAATCCTGTTTCTCCGTATTTTTCCATCTTTTTTTTAAGGCGTGTCATTGATGATTTAACAGATGTTTCGGAATAACCAGCAATAAGTCCAGCTTGTTTATAAGTCTTAACTTTTGGATCTTTGAGAGCCTCTAAAGCTCTCTTTTGTTTAAGCGTTGCCATTTGGTGTGCATTATATCAATATCTGTATAACTAATCAATAACAGTAAATATTATAATATTATTATAACACAGTTAATCCAGAGTTTTGAGTTAGATTAGAGGTTGGTGTTGGTAATAATAAGACAAAGAAAAATTATAAAGGTTCGAGGCATAAGCAAACAGGGTAAACGACTACCCTCAGTGTTTACTTGCCTGCTTGCTAATCCGTCGCTCGTCGTTGAGTTCTCGGTCTAGGCTTACAGATTATTGACGCATATCTGTTTTAAGTTGGTGCGGATCTTACGTGCCTTGCATTATAATAACAATTAGAAAACACGTCAAACATATTTATTATAATAAACGCTTATAGTAAAATTGTATTGACAATAAAATAGTTAGCATATACAATAGACGTAATGCCGAGCGTGCAGGGTAACGCAAGCAGAAATTAATCAATCGTTAGCACAAGATAGAAGTAGAGTGCTAGTTTGTAACTAACAATTGGTCGATTGGAAATGGGCGATCGCCATAAGTATCGCCTTACCCTACAAGTAATAAATAATAAATGACGGGGGTTTTATGAGTGGAGTGGTGTATTTATTAGTTTTTATTTGTTTAGCTACAACTAGCTGGGCAATGATAAAGCTAGCTAGCAGAGTGGAGTGGCTAGAATTCCAACTACACGAAATAACAAGCATAGATGTAGAAAAGGAACTAAAAAAATTAACTAAAGAACTTAGCAAAGGAGTCAACAATGTCAAACGCAGTAAATGATGTTATATTTGAAAATTTATTAGATGAATTTAGTGATCTCATCACGGAAAGTGATATATCAAACGATACTAAAGATAGAATTTTATTATTAATTGAACAAGGTGATTTTGAAAGTGCACAACAAGCACTTAGTTATGTTGCAAAGTACGCTATGAAAGGATTGCCTGTATGAGCGAATTAGAACTATTGAATAACGAGTATCTTGAAGAAGTTAAGCGAGCATATATTATTGCTGGATTGAAAGAATTAAACAGCGTTATGATACCCCGGAAACCTGAATTGATACAGGACGTAACACCTAAACGAGTGAAACATATCGAGATTATATACGAGGCATAAATGACGTACGCAGAATACTTACGACAAGAACAAACAATGGACAAGTATATTTTATTACTTATGTCGTTGGAACTGCCACTGGAAAGCAAGAAAAAACAATTAGGCGTATATCAGGTTGCAGATCTGTTAAGCATATCGCACCAGACTGTATACAATTGCCTGGAACGTAATGCAGAATTAGTAAAGGAATATATAAATGGATTCTAACGAGCCAAAAGACTATTTGATGCCTTATATTAATAAGTACCTTAAAGATAAGTCAGAAGAAGTGCGAGATTATGGAGATTATTGGTCAGCTAGTAGTGCCGGAATGTGCCAACGACTGTTGGTTTTTAGACGGCTCAAGTTACCAAAAGTGCCAGAACTTAATGATGACTTCGGAACAGCACAACGAAACTTCGGTATTGGACACGCTGTACATGGCTGGGTTCAAGGTATCACACAAGCTACTGGTATATCAGTATCACAAGAAAAAGAACTTCAGGACGAAACGTATATGATAAGAGGCCATTATGACGATGTTGTAAAGATCGACGGCAAGTATATCCTGATTGATTACAAAACAGTAAACTCTAAAGCATTTGGTTACCCTAAAAAAGAAATGGGACAGCTACATCGTATGCAACTAGGTACTTACCTAATGATGTTGCAGAAAGATCACCCAAAGCTGGTAGATGCAATGATTTACGAATTTGAGAAAGATAACGGCCGTTACCGCTTTCAAAGTACAAAGTGGGACAATGTATTGGAAAATGACGTAAAAGGCTTCTGGCGGGCTTTAAATGCGTCGTGGGGGGCATATAAAGAGTATGGAGAGATACCAGACTGTACTTGCCACCTTATCGACAATGGCTGGATGGCTAAACGTACAAAGATGGGTAAAGTGTACAATGATTATTTTTTTAACAATGAGCCGTGCAGTTTAGAATGGCTTGCAAGAAACAAGGAGAATATAAGTGTTTAAGAGAAAACGAAGCAAACAAGAACAACTTGATAATTTAGTTGATGATATTACAGAATTGTATTGGAATATTGACGATAAAATGAATGAGATAAATAACACAATTAACGATTTATTTATTTATCTTGAAGTATCGAGAGTAGATGTAGATCCAGCAACAGGTATTGGTAAAGTAGTTAGCATTAGAAAGAAAGGTAAAAAATAATGCCGGAAGATATGTTAAAGCAGTTCGAAACTGTAACAGAAATTTTAAACAACGGACAAGTTGCTAAAGAAGGACAGTACGTTGATAAAAAAACTAATCAAACTAAAACTTGGGAAAAATACCATATTCTTACCGATCAAGGACAAAGTTTATACGTGTTCGGGCCGGTACAAGTAGGCGATACTGTCGAAACTTGGGATGATCCAAAGTGGGGACATCAGGGTAAAGTTGTCAAGAAAGACAAGTTCGGTACAATTATTGACAAGCTTGATGAGATTTTAAAACTTCTTAGAAATCAGCCAACAGGCCGTGATAAATTTATTGAAGTCGCTAGTCAAATTCGCACACGGGTAGATGAAAAACGTGAGCAAGAAGCAAAACGAGAAGCCGTACAGCCAAAACCACCTGTCGATGAGTGGGGTAATACTGATGAATATTATGATGATCAACCAATCAACTTAGCAGATATTCCATTCTAATTTTTCGCCAATTAACAGATTGAAAAAATCGGTAGACAAGGAACAAACATGAAATTAGCACGTACGACATCAGTCCAACATATAGTGATTGAAAAACCACGTTGGAAACAACGAGTTATAGGCGTAGCTACATTTAGAGTAGGTCAGCATAATATGATTGAAATTACAGCTACAAAAAAAGACGGAACACGATATTACCCTGATGAGTATTACATGTCAGGAGAAAGTATTAAAAAACACGAGATTCAGACGTTACCTTCCGGGGTCAAGCTGTATCTTATACCAATTAATGAATTAGAAATTTTAGAAAGAGAGTAATTATGTTGTTATTACTAATAAGTGCGATATGGGCAGTAGTATGCGGTAGAATGGCTGAAGATCGCAACAGAGATGTATTATTAGGTTTTATAGCTGGCTTCTTTTTTGGAGTGCTATCAGTAGCTTATTATTACATTGTGGGGGACAAAGAATAATGGAAAATACTAGAAAAAAAAGTTTAACTGAATTAACAACTAAAGCACGACATGGAGAAGATTTTTACTCAAAAATTGGTGCAATTGGTGGAAGTAAAAAAGTGCCAAAAGGTTTTGCAGTAGATAGAGAACTTGCTAGTCAAGCAGGGCGTAAAGGCGGATTAAAATCACGTCGAGGTAAAGTACAATCACATAATCAATAAGGGGGGTCTTATGAAAAAGTATCTTTATATTAGTAAGCCAAGAAAAAGAAAAGGACCATTATTTGTAGATCAAAAGTATATTGAACAAGAATTTAAAGAAGTTAAGGAGTGGTATAATAGCCCTCAATACAAAAGAATGATGGAGAAGGTTGCAACACGACCTTTCTATACAAAATGAACTTAGATGAAAAGCTAGATGAGATACTTGTAAACTTTTTTAATAAAGCTGAAATAGATGTGCATAGTAAAAATAATAATAATGGAAGTGTTTTTACGAAAGCTGGAACGGAAGCTAAGGAAGCTATTAAACAACTCATAGAAGACGAAGTTGAAGAAAATAACTGGCACAGAACAATAGGAGATGAATAATGAGCCAAAAAAACGAGCATGGTGGGGGCGAGAAAGCCATGAGGGAAATAGCCGAAGCCTGTGAGCAAGAGGAAATAGAAACAGCTAATCGTAGGATTGCTGCATTTCATAAATCGGAACAGTATTTAGCTTATCTAGCCCTGCATGAAATAGATAGAATTATCCAAGCGGAAAATGATAATTGTTCACTACAACAGCTTTATGTTGCACCGCCGTTTGGAGATTTGCCATACTCAAGAGATAGATTTTCACCAAGTAATCAACAAAGGGATTGGGATAATGAAGAAAAAACCGACAGTAGCACAACTGAAGAAGAAAGCTGATTTATATTTTAGTAAATATATTAGATACAGAGATGCAACCAAAAAAGGTGGAGTTTACTACGCTCCTTGTATAACATGCGACAAACAATTACCTATTAAACAGATGCACGCTGGGCACTTTCAATCACGTAGACATAACTCAACCAGATACGATGATGAAAACGTAAATGCTCAGTGTGCCGCCTGTAACACGTATAATCAGGGTGAACAATACCGATACGCAAAAGCCCTTGATCTAAAGTTTGGAGATGGTACAGCAGATAAACTTGTGGCATTGGCTCAGGAATATCATAAATTAACAATAGAAGAATTAGAAGGCATAATTGATGAATCAAAATCCAACATCCGACACTACGAAGCTTGAAATATTTGTAACGTTTGCTAAGAAGAAAGATAGTCTAACTTTTACTCATAACAAAGAAGTTTATAAAGTTTCATTAGATGGTACTAAAATAGATATTATTAAATTAGATGAAATAATTACCAAAATTATAGTTAAAGAAGGACAGTTGCGTAAAATACGACAGGAATTAATGGGAGATTCTGCTATAATAGGAGCATAAATAAAGGAATCAATGAAGCTTTGGCTTCGGATGATGATTAAATTTACACTGTATTACGAAGATGTGAAATTAGATCCATATCGACGTAAACATTACAAAAAACCAAAGATAATCAAGAAAAGATAATTATGCGAATTGGGGTGTGTTTGCCAAGCAGGGGTTACGTTTATTCCAGAACAATGGAAGATATTTTGCGTAACACTCAGGGTAGAACAGACATCGAATTCTTTTTTTCTCACGGTCGGGGTATTCCTGATAGTGCTAATTTTATTACTAACAATGCATTAGATGCAGGCGTAGACTATATTTGGTTTGTCGAAGATGATCAGAAACTTCCTGCTGATATATTAGAACAGATGCTGGCACAAAATGAAGATGTAGTTATTTGTGATTACCCTATCGGAAGGTTTGGTAACTGCGTAAAAGTTTATCCTAATGGAACAATCCGTGCAGGTTTAGGTTGTGCATTAATTAAAGCAAGTGTATTTGAAAAGCTAGAACGGCCGTATTTTTCGGCTGATTATGAATTTGGTGTTACTACTGAAGGTATACAGCCAATGGAATTAAATCCTGATAGAGATAAAACTAAAATACATGGCAATCATGATCTTATATTTTATTATCGGCTCTGGGAAGCTAAGGTGAAATTTGTAATACACCACACCCCCGTAGGTCATTACTTTTTTATAACGCCTAAGCTTCCTAAATCTGGTAACAAAACAGGTGAATCGTACGTTTGTGAAGTATGGGAATATGGTGACATTAGAATAATCGACAGCAATGGCGATCGTTATGATGGTCCTATAATTACAGAAGAATATTCAATAGAAAATCCGGTATATACATGAAGTTTGTAGTTTATATTATTGGTTCAATATTCTATCTACCACTCTATCTATTAGAGGTATGGGTATTAAATAAGTTCAATATTCGTTAAAATATGTTATAATATATAGCTATGGAAAAACAAAAACAATTAGGATTTGAAATATTAGACATGACTATTGATGAAATAGTCGAAACGTTAGTAGCACAACGTAGAGAAGCTGAATCTCGTGAAAAAGCACAGCAAGTTGGAAGTTTTGTTATACGAGAATGTTCAGATGTCGATTGGGATCCGGATTCATTACCTCTTTATGATTGATCAATATCTCTCATTATAATTCGCATTACATATTCAGCTATGGTTTGAGGTGGATATTTTGTGTGTACAACCATAACTTCATCGCCAATATTATCGTATAAATCCTCAAATTCCTCATCACCTAATTGCTCACGTGAGAACCACCAATCACCACCTTTATCCCGGTGATCCATTACTACAATACAATCAAAGTCACTGTTGGTATCGTTAATATAAAACACGCAATTAGTTTGATTAAGCTGCTCACAAAACTCTCCTAGTTCATCTATACATTCAGCCCATACAGGCGGTTGTTCGTAATCTGGATTATTGTTTTCCCACGCTTCTTGCCAGGCCACCCCTGCATAATTTGGCAAGAACTCTCGTGATTCTCCAAATCCAAAACTAAGTTCACTCATATTTTCGAAGTTCACGTTGATGTTTTATGGTAAGTAAATAAATTACTTGATCAATAGCTTCGTCTATAGCCATATCAATTAATCCTTCTTTTTGCCATAATTGACCACCATGTTCTAATTGACCCTTTTCATACTTTTCAGTAGCTAGTTCTTCAAATTCAGATAGGATGTCATCAAGATGATCGTAGTGTCGTGCTTCCATTATTTTTCCTCATTTGGTAAATACAATTTACCGTTAAATCGAGTTTGATACCCATTGTGTGTTTGTATTGTTATTTGTTGTGTATCGAAAGGTTTATCTCCGTCTTGGTAATAAACAGCTCCGATACCTTGTTGCCAGTTTTCCCAGTTTTCTACAGGTTTGTCAGTCATTTCATCCACGCTTGAGCCGTAGCTAGGAACAGCACCATCTACACGTGCTAGGCATCCAAACGACTGAGCTATTACAAATCGTGCTCCTGAGAAGTTGTGAGCCGTTCTGGCGGCGTATTCGTGTCGATGTATATGTCCAAACAAGGTTGATGTTTCTTCTTTACCTACAATAGCTGCGGCGGTTTTGCCTGCGGGTCGGACCAAATGCCCGTGAATAGCTTTCAATCTTTCATTAATCCAGTACTGTGCTGCTGGGTAGCCTGATTTGTATTCGCACTCTATATCTGCAAGGTTAAGTAAGAATGGAATAGTAAGGACTTTATCAGTTGTACCAGCTTGTCGTACCCCGTACAGCCGTTCTGCGTATTGCATGATATATTTACTAAGCCTAAGTTCGTGATTGCCTGCCAAATAAACTATTTTAGTGTCGGGGGCGTTGGCTCGAATTTGAGCTAAAAATTGATGCACATAATCTAGGGTTGGATTAAGAGTTTGTGCAAAAGTATTCTCCTGCGAAAAACGTCCTAATTGTGGAAAATCTAGATTATCTCCGTTAAGCACTACTTGGTCTGGTTTACAGTCCTTGATTAACTGTAAAGCAATGTCTAACGCTTTTGTGTCGTGGATAGGGTCAAGCGTACCATCTTCGTATCTTCGGAAGCCAGCTTGTATGTCTGGTAATACAATAGCAAGTTTTTCAGATGTAGATTTTTTAGCTGTACTCTTGGTTGGTCGGATGATAGTTGGTTTAGCCTGTGAGATAAACATATCTTCCGTAAGCTCAGTAGATTTAGGTACATATTGTACGCTCATAAGATCAACAGTTTCAAACTCGTTGTCTTCGTTCTTCATGTACCCTTGATATAAATTAACTCGGTTTACTTTAAGTATATCGTTTGGATCAATACCACTACGCTCAAATAACTCGGCTAATTTATCGACTTCTGCTGTTTTTTTTTCAGGTTTGTTTTCCACTTCAACTACCTTTCTTGCTTTTGTTCTATATTTGTTTCTGGTTCTTCTGATAACATCCCAACTCATCCAAAAGTATTTAGCTTTCAGTTCAGCGTTGGTCATAGTCAGTAAGTTTTTTAAGTCTTGCCCTTCCCAACTGACTTTGTATGGTTGCATAATATGCCTATAACGTGGTGAATATACTCTTAATAACTGTTATTGCTGCCGATACACCTGCGACTGCTCCAGCTTTAATAGCTGTTTTTGTAAACGAGCCGTCCCATGTTGCCGTAAATGTACTAAGAAAAGCCACTGCTACTAGCCAAACATCGTGTTTAACTTGTGGTGCACTTGGTTTACCAAAACTAATTATGTCTTTAAGCTGTACCATTTAAATCTCCTTATCGTGTTTTTACTTTAATATCAAAAAAATACAGTATTGCATTCCAAACTTTTTTTACCCAGCCTGGTTTTTTGCTTGAAGGCGGTACAGGCTTGTCTACTGGCTTTAAGCTAATAGTTGATGTTGATGTCGTCTGTACAGTTATAACCGGTTTAACAGGCTCTGGTGCAGGCGTAGGCTGTGGTGTAGGCTCTGGAGTTGGTGCTGGAGTTGGTTCTGGAGCAGGTGCTGGAGCTTCTACTTTGAATCGTGGTCGCATTACCCCTGTTAGTCCACTTTGTTGTCCCCAAGTTCGGTAACCTTCAGTTACGCAAGTGTTGTATGGGTTTCCATTTTCGTTTTGGCCTGAGAATGTCGAACCATTATTGTCACTTACAATACACATGTCTACGTGTCCATAACCACCGCCCCAACTAGCACCATAAATAAATACGTCACCAGGTAATGGGAATAGCGTGTCACTGTCTGGTATGAGGTCAAAATAATCGTTGGTTTGCCAAAGATCTTTAGCACCTTCGTAATAACCAAATACTGAATATGGACTTACACCTTCAGAAATAAACTGAAAGTAAAAATTAAAGTAATCCGCACATTGACAGCCATATGCTCCGTCAAAATCTAATGGTTTACCTTCTTGACTATGTAGCCAGTCAATTGCTTGTTGTTGTGTAACCATAGTTACATCCTTTCTTATTTACTTTACTCATGGAAATGAAACAATAATGCTTATAGTAATAGGTGTACTCGCAACTACAGGTATTGTCAATACAGGATTTTGCGTAACAGAGGTAGTGACGGAAGTTTGTACGGTTGTTGGCAACGTTATAGTGCCTTGCTGTGTTACAGGTATGGATATATAGCGTAAGTCGGTAACAGGAAGTGCAATTGGACTTTGTTGAGTTACTGGTAATGCAATGGGTGATTGTTGGGTAACTGGAACGTTTATTACAGTTCCTTTAATAGGTGCAACCTTAGCTATTGATGTTTGCGTAATTGATTGCGTGTTTTGAATAGCACCTTTAGATGTTTGTGTAGTAGTTCGAAGTTCTACAATCCGGGCTATAGCTGTTTGTAAAGCAGTAAGAGTATTTTTAATTCTTGCTTTAGACGGTTGGTTGCTGGCTTCGTAGGCAAAGTAAAGCCCATAAGTCATTTCAACACCAGAAACAATAAAACTTAACGAATAAGCTGTAGGTGTAAATGATGAAACACCAAAAACTGTGGCACTAGATGATGCAACGCCTGGAACAGTACTACTAGATGCAGTTGAAAGTTGGTTACCCTGCATATTACTTGGGTAAGAAGTAACTGATATAGTTGTTCCATTGGTCATATTTAAAGCATTAAATACTAAATAGTTATTAGAACCACTAAATGTTATAGCTGGTGGTATAACTAAAGTTGTAAAGTTAGCTGATACCGCTCCAGCAGTAAGAACTTTGTAAGGTGTAGGACCAGCGTTAATTGTGTATTGAGTAGTTCGTGCAGTACCAGCTGTAGTAAGTGTAATAGAAAGTGTTGAACCTTCCGATCCATTCATTATTTTGTAAATAGCATATAAATAACTACCTCTTGAACCAATTAACGTCCAACCAGTCGGAACAGTTATTGGTTGAGTAGAAGATATGTTAATTACTACTGTTTGATTAGCTGAATATGTTGGGTAAGTTACAGTTAAAGTTGTTCCAGCTGTTGTAAGCGAACTTTGACCTGAAGCAGCAACGGTAGGAACAATCTGCACATTAGCAACAGATGGCTGTGTAGAAGTAAAAGTTTTTTGTATACGTGTTATTTCACTTTGAGTAGCAGTAAATGTTTTAGCTATACGTGTAACGGCAGATTGAGTTGTAGTAAAGGTTTTTTGTAACCGAGATACTGCAGTTTGTATTGTAGTAAGCGTAGAGGCGATTCTAGCCTTACTAGGTTGCGTTGCGGTACGAAGTTCAACTATGCGTGAAACGGCTGTCTGAACGGCTGTAATCGTCTTCTGTATGCGAGATATGCTAGTTTGTGTGGTGTATTCTTGCTCTACTATACGAGCGACAGATGGCTGTGTGGACGTAAAGGTCTTAGCAATTCTGGAAACTGATGGCTGAGTGCTAGTTTGAGTTTTAGTAATACGAGTTACTTCACTTTGTATAGTCGTAAAGCTCTTGCTTATGCGTGCTGTAGATGGTTGGTTACTTGTACGATTTATTTGTACTCTTGAAACGGACGATTGAGTTGTACTAGATGTTTTAACTATTCTAGCTTTGGAAGTCTGATTAACAGTTTCTTGTTCTATGATCCGTGCTACAGATGTCTGGTTACTACTAAAAGATTTAGCTATACGAGCTTTAGAAGTCTGTGTAGTTGTACGAGAACTTGGAGTAATGTTAGCTACAGAAGTCTGAGTTGCTGTAAAAGTTTTACTTATTCTTGCAATGCTAGGTTGTGTTGAGGTAAGAGTTTTAGATATTCTGGCTTTACTTGGTTGAGAATTTGTAAGCGTGTTAGTAATACGGGCTTTAGATGGTTCTGTACTAGTTAAGGTGTTTTGTATACGAGCTTTGCTGGGTTCAGTAGATGTAAGTGTTTTTTGTATACGAGCTTGGCTAGGTTCAGTAGAAGTAATAGATTTTTGAATACGAGCTGTTGAAGTAGTAGTAACTGTGTTTACTGTTCCAGCTGGGAAAAATGCAATACCACCAAAAACATAACCTACGGATCCTGACCAACCAATTTGAGGGTTAGCTGCACCTTTTGTTGACTGTATCTGGTAAACCATTGCTGTCTGTTTAGTTGTATCCGTAGATGCTAAAACAGTTCCAGTAGATGATGTAAATGTTTGAGAACCTGCTCCAGAAGTTCCCACTGCTGCAATAATAAGGTCTGGAGCTGTTGTAGTTCCAAGTGCAATAGTTTTTGTTGTAGCAGCACTTTGTAATCCTGAAGTAGCACCTGTTGTTAAATCCCAATAACTTCCTGCAAATTGTCCAACCTGCGAAAATGAAGCAGCAATAATGTTGACAATTTGAGTGGTACCACCGCTGGCTGTTACTGTAAGTAAATCGTTCGTGGCTATACCTGTAGTTATGTATGAATACCAAATTTCAACATCTGGACCACTAGATGAATTATATGCAGGATTAACCCAAGTGTTACTTTTTGCATCTGATACTGAGTTTACAACGTAACCACCAGATACTTTAATCACGACAACAACAAATTTACCAGCAGTGGCTGCAGCGGTAAACTTACCTGTAGCAGTAGTTCCAGAGTTGGTATTAAGTGAAGTAATTAAGGACTGTGTAAAAGTAATTGC